CCTGATGCCGTTGGCGAAAGCAACAACATACGCCGATTTCGTATAGCGTGAACGAAAGATTTGATTTGATAGTCTCTAGGTTCAAGAGGTATGTTTAGAGATTTGATAAACTCTGTTGCCTCGTTAAGAGAGTAGTCTTCTGTAAGATAGAGATTAGAATCACACTCTAGTTTGTAGTCTCTTTCTTTACAAAACTTTTCGATATATGGCAAAAGACCACGATATATGGTAAAGGTTCTCAAGTCCGCTAGGCGTATTTTTCCATCCCACACCCTTGATTTATATTGTGGTGTGAATTGATAACCTGGAACAAAGAATGTGAAATAGTCGGAAAGCTCTTGCGCTAAACTTCTTTCACATTCAAACTTTACATAAACTTCGTTTAGCGGTTTAAGTAATAAATTAGACACCTTGTATAAACTTTTCCCAATCAATAAAAGACCTCAACTGATATGTTCGTGAGTTGAGTTCTTTAAGTATAGCATTACATACTTCAACAATTTCTTCATGCAACAACTTTTGTGCAAGATAACGATTTAAATCCTCATCTGCATCAAAGTATGTAGTAATATCGGACTTGAGCACAAATGGAAATGGTTCCCAACCATGTTTCTTCAATGTTTCATCATCCATTTTACCTGTGTAGTATTCCCACTTGATTTTCTTCATGCGGTTATATTTGAATTCCGCTTCACGAATCAGTAGACGATGATTCGAAAGTATGTTAAGATACTTGCTGTGAAGTTTGGGAATGTCAAGAAGTGCTTTACCAGGTTCGGTGCGATCTATGTTAGAATCATTCGCCCACATTGCCAACAAATCATCAAGTTTACTCATTAAAAAATCCTCCTGTTGAGGATGGTATCACAAAAAATATTAAATTACAACCAGATCGTATAAAGAATACCTAAATGTTGCATCTGCCGTGACAATGCTATCAGGACTATCAGTAGAAGACATAACAAAAGAACCTATTGAAATTGGAAAGACATCATAAAACTTGAAATTCAAAACTGGATTGTTTGACGAAGACAGTAGAGTTAATGTGGCATCCGAGTATTGCGGTTGTCTTGCCGAATACGGATTCAAATTAGTGAGAGTCTGATACTCGGCATATGAATAAGGGAATGTCATTGCACGAATCCAGTCATGTATTTCTCGCCATGATTCCAATTTTTCATCAACCATAAATGTAATGTTCAAAACATCATAAACTGGTTTCTCACCTGGTTTGTATAGTTCCACAAATGGGTTTGTTTGTGGTATTTCTGATGTTGAGATACCAGGCACAGTTACTGTTTGGCAAAAATAACGAACAGCAGGTGCTCTTGTGAAGTTCAATATGAACTTGTTTGGTTGTAGAAAATTTGGATTACTTGGATTTCTTGTTGTAGCTGTCATAATAGTATTTATGTATAAAAAAAGAGGGACATTTCTGTCCCTCTTTTAAGACCCTCTTAGTGGGGTTTCGATCACATTAGGTTAGCGATCTTGAATGCACGATAATACACATTGGCGAGGTTTGTAAGAGCACCAGCGCCAGCGGTTGTGCCTTCAGCGAATGGGTTGGCAACTAGACCGTAACGAGTCTTGAAACCAATCTTTGGCTGGAAGGTACCTGTATCAACTGCACGAACCATCTGTAGAGGCACATATGGGCAGTAGAAGATACCAGCGTCATAAGCGTTAGAACCCTTATAACCAACAACAGCAAACTCAGATGTAGAACCTGCTGGGAAGTATGGGTCGATGTAGACCTTGATACGACCGAACATGGTACCAGCAAATGTGTTACCTGTGTCATCAACTGTTAGATTGACTTGACCCTGTAGAGCAGAGTTGTAGTCAAGGATACCAGCCATTGCAAGAGCAGAAGCAACATCAGACGAGCAGAGCATGATGTTACCCTTTCCTCTACGAGTTTGCTTGGCAATTGTGTTAGCCTCACGCTCGATTTGGAAAGCAAGTCCCTTAACCTTTTCAACCATCCAACGACCGTTAGAGTCTGTGTCAAGGTTGAATGTTCCAGCAGTTGTTGTTCCGACTTGTGCGCCTGTCTTAGCAACGGCGTAAACTGTGCGGATAACTTCACGGTTGATTTCAGCAAGAATCTCAGAAGAGAGAATGTTTGCCAACTCTGTCTCAGCGTCAAGACCGTGAACTGCCTTCAAGTCTTGTGCAAGTTCGATAGAGTATTCTGCCTTTAGAGCACGGGTCTTAGCAGTAACTGTGACCTTCTCGATAGAGAATGCCATCTCTTGGAATGTGTTAGATGCGTCACCAAGTGCTTCAGCACGAGCTGTAGACATAGCAGCAACACCAGCGCCGTTAGCAACGAATGTGTTAGCGGCAGCAGCACCAACTGCAAGAGTTGTTTGAGCTGTTCCAAGACCAGAGAATCCAGTATTTGCCTCATCGTAGAATGCTTCGGTTCCGCTTGTCTGGTTGCTGTAGCGGGAACGCATTGCGAAGATAAGACCTGTAGGTCCTGTCATTGGCTGAACACCGCAAATGTCATAAGCGATGAGGTTAGGCAATGAACGGCGAACAAGAGAGATAAGAATTGGGTCGAAACCAGCAACTGGTGCAGAAGCAGAACCACCGAAACCGGCAGCACCACCAGAACCTAGACCAGCAGAAGCAGACATTGTAGGAACAGCTTCGTTAAGAATGTTACCAGCCTTCATCATCTCTTGAGCTTGGTTCTCAAGAACAACGGCTGTAACAGCCTTACGATATGGATCCTTAATTGGAGCAAGGTCTGGGTGATCTAGAACACCTGCCCACTTAGATTGTAGTTGTTCGGAAAGATACATTTGAAAAATCTCCTTAATTATTATAGTTTAGTTTTCGAAATAGCTTGTGAGACGGCGGCAACGAATGGATCAGTAATGACCTTCTTTTCGTCTCCGTCTTCTACTTGTTCGTGTAGTTGTGCAACATCTGCCTTTTTAACGCCAGATGGAAAATAGTTCTCACGAATTGTTTCAAGTTTTTCTTTGTATTCTTCCTCTGTGGAAAAGTCTACACTCTCTGCGAGTGACTTGATTTTTTCAACTTGAGTAGCGGTGAGACCCTCGCAAACAGCACGGGTAATTTCTAGTTTGTGAGACTCGAGCAATGCCTTTTTAAGTTCGACACCACGCTCAATCTCTTCGTTGAGATTGCTTTCAAGTTCTTCAACTTTAGTAGCAAGTTCGTCAACGAGGTCAACCTTTTCGGTAGGAACATCGATGTAGTGTTCTGCGAATAGGTTGCGTAGACCAGCAATGAATTCTTCTGTCAATTCGGCACGAAGACCGGATTCGATAGCGATTTCATTCTGCTCAATCCATTGTTCAACGACATACGAAAGGTAATCATCAACCTTTTGTGTTAAGTCGTTCTTAATGTCTTCGACAGCTTCTTCAAGAACAGAAGCGTATTGTGCCTCTAGGTCTTCTTGAATTTGAGCGACACGATCCATGACACGAGCTTCAAAGATTGTTGCTGCTTTGGACTTGAAATCTTCAGAGATGGTAGAGTCATCACCAAACATGGCGTCAACATCTTCCTTCATCTTCTTTTTCATTTTGTCCATGTGAGACTTCTCATCTAGAAGCTCTTCTTCTGATACTTCAGCGTCTTCTTTCTTCATGTGAAGTTGTGTGTCTGACGAAGCTGCAGATGGTTTTGTGGAAATAGAAGCTTTATTTTTGGCAGAATTGTCTGGAGCTTTAGCTGCGGCATGAATCTTTTGTGAGTCATCCATTGGCTTGCCGTTCTCAGGTGTTGGTCCGCCCAAGTCTTCTGTTTCGCCTTGTAGTTTTTCTGGTGGCATAGCAGGAGCTTTTGCCTTGCTTCCTGCAAGAATATCAGCTGCTGCTTCCATTAATTTATTTGATGCCATTAGGAATCTCCTTATGATTTTCTATTTATAAAAATTAAAGTTTTCGTAAAAAGTTTTCAAACAATTTTAGTGCAACTTCTTCAATTTGTCTTGAATTGGCTTGTTTGATTTGATGCTTTGCATAGTTAAAGTCTGCTTCTACAAACTTACCATCAACAATCATCCACTCTTTGTTTTCCATAATACCTTGAACAAAGGCACCAGGCGCAGAAGGATCTGCAACAATGTCAGCAGCAGTTGCTAATTTCAAATCGTCTTGCACTAAATTATAGCCCTCTTTTGTTTGAATGACCGAACCAAGAGCTCTAGAAGAAACACCTAAACTCACACCATTTTCGATGAGGTTCTTTGCAATTTGCCCATATGGTGTTTCAAGAACCAATGCTTTACCATAAAAAGTATTGCCATCTTCAACTAGAGAAACAATTTTATGTGAAACTCTTTCGAGGTTCAAAGTTGGTGTGTCTGGATGGCCTAACTCACCCAAAGCACGATTAGACTGAATATATTCTTCATTGTAACGATTAACTTCGTTACGCAATGTGTCCATCTTATACATTCTATTGTTGCGATTTACTGTATCGCCAACAAGGAATGTGCCCTCAATGTAGAGGTTTTTCTTACCGTTTTCTGATGTTTCGGTAAGATACTTTACTTGTTCTATAGTTTCTCTAATTAATTTCATATGGTTGCTCCAGTATCTGGATCGATTGTGTATGTTGCTGTCTTACTTAATACAACCACAAGTGTTCCATCTGTTCCTGAATTTGTGAAATACAAATTAGCACCAGTGTTTGCTCCGGCAATTGAAACATCATACTGTGCAAATGGAATGTCATTTTCGCCAAACAAGTTAAGAACTGGTTCACCCGTAGCATCATTACCACGATAAACAATCCACTTACCATCAGTAGATGTTGTAATGTGTGTAATTTCTGCCGCAGAAACCAACTCAGTCGTTGTGTTGGTAGACAATTGGTTTAGATTAACACGAGTTGCCGTGTTACCTGTAATTCTAATTACAGACTTTGATCTTTTTGAGTTTGTGATTGTTGTTGGCATTTTATCTTAATCCCATTGATGCTCTTCTACGCATAGACATTTTTCTTTTCAATAATGTTTGGCGAATTTTTGCTCGTCTTGATGTTTTCCACGATCTCTTTAATAATCTTGCTTTTCTTAATCTTACTGTAGCAGGTATTCTTTTTACTGTGCTACCTGATAATCTATAGCCTTTGATACCTGAACGCCTCACATTTTTCTGAACAATAATTCTGCCTTTTGCATTTCTACGAATTCTTCTACGAATTTTTTGAATGCGTCCCATTCTAACAATGTTAGGGTTTCTTCTAACAGCTTCATCAAATACTTCAAATGTTTCTGACGCAATAATTTTTTTAACTTCTTTTAAATGAAGAGAAGCAATTTCATTTAGGCGTTTAAAAATTTCTTCTTTAGCCTCAATGAAATTGCCCTCTACAATTTTATCTATGTGATTCATTTAGCTCTCTTGAAAGCAAAATCGGAAGCTTTAGCTAGATGTGCTGGAGATTTGTGAACCATATCAGCAAACTTTTTCTTGTTTTCATCATTCAAGGCTTTATGCACTTGAGTAATTGCTGATGCGGTAAAGTGATCAACTTTTCTTGTTGAGCCATCGCCAAACTTAACTGTTTGTGCTTGTTTATCGGTAACAATTTTGTGAAGTTGATCCATAACCGATTCTTCTAACTGAACTTCTTCCGCTTGAACCACGCCAGATTGATTTTCATCTGTAGAGTATGGAACTGAAAAATACTTGTTCAACTTGTCGCTGTAATACAAAGCGATTCTTGTGGAACCAGGATATAAACGAATTGCCTTGCGTTTTAAAACAAGAACAAATGGCGGATCCATTTTTGTCAATTCTTCTTTAATTTCTTCCTGTTCTTCTGGTTCTAATTTTGAAACCACAACACGATGCGCTTTATATTTTCTGCCTGTTGTTGGTGATACTTTATAATCGCTAGTATCAAGAACACCTTCATTAACAGCTCGGCGAGCTTGTGTAAAAATTTGTTTATTTGTTGTGATTAATTCTACCATCTTATTGAAAAGATTTTGTAGAATCATTCGATCAGCATTATTGAATTGAGGCCTATCTTCTTGCATCTTATCAAGAATTTTATGAATTCTTTGCATCTGTGCTTTATTTGCCAAACCAGCACGAACTAATGTGTCAAACTTTGAGTAGTCTGACTTTTCTTCTTCTAGTAGTGGCTCTTGCCTAAATTCTAATAAACTTTTCATTCTGCCTCTTGAACATCAACTTCTTCTGTTTCTTCAACTTCACTTTTGCCGTTGAAAATTCCAGAAGCAATTTGTTTCTTATACTCATCAAGTGCTTCAAAAGCTTTGTTTGAGATTAAATTTTCTAGTGTCTCTTTTGCAGCAGCACTTTCGCCGGCTGCAAGATGATCGATAAATTGTCTTGTTGTCATATTACACCTTTGTGAATTATCTATTTATGCCCATTGAATACTTTTCCACATCAGCATCTAGTTGTGGTGTTGGTGATTCAGTAGGCACTCTGTCTGTTGTATTGTCTACAGCTTCTTCTTGTTGGTCACCAGCTTGTTGTGTTTGGTTATCAGCTGCAGCATTTGCAATGTCTACCGAACCATCTTCTTCCATCTCTTTATTCATTTGTTCAATTTCATCATCAGACATACGAAGCACATTTTTCTTTGCCCATGTTTGTGAGAAATATTTACCAATATATGGATCTAGAAGTTGAAGTGTGGTCACTCTTTCACGAAGCAACTCGGCTTCACGAAGTTCTGTAAAGTTATTATCTTTTTTATAGTCGTAATAAATGTCTTCTTTAAACTGATCCCATTCTTCTTGTGTGCAAATGCCTTTAAGTGCCAACTGGACTTTAAGTGCTTGATCAAAAAGTTGAGAGAACTTATTACGAAGACGGATAACAAACTTAGCAAACTTTAATTCGTCACGGGTAATTTCAGCTGATCTTCCAAGAGATGCGAAGCCGCCTCCGCCTGTTTGATCCATGCGAGAATATGGAACATTCAATGACTGTAGAAGTTTTTTGCGGAAATAGTCCACATCTTCAATTTGACCGAGATTTTGGCCTGCTGGTAATGTGGTAATTTCTGTGCCTTTACCACCTTCTCGCCGTGGCAACCAGAAATCTTCAAGCATTGATAGATGTTTGCGGTCATCACGCATTTCACCAGTTTGTGCATCATAAACCATCTTGTTGCGATACTTGACCATAATATCACGAAGATATTGTTCTGCTTTACCTTTAGGCAAATTACCCACATCAATGTAGAATACACGGCGCTCAGGTGCTCTTGA